GCGGGGTAGTCGACCACGACGCACACGCAGTAGGTCGCCAGAACGGCGTCGAACATCTTCTCGGCGAACCGGTCGAGGTCCTGGCCCGTCCGCGTCAGATCGCTGACGATCGGGTCAAGCGCTTGGGGCAGGTTCCGCATCGGCGTCTTGGCGAAGACGAGCCCGCCGAGCGCCTCGGAGGTCCGGGCAACCATCGGCAGGAAGTAGGCGCCCTCGCGGTACTTCTTGGCGGTGTCGTCGTCATGGCCGGGCAGCTTGCGGACGTATTCGAGCGCCTCGTTCCGGCCTTCCAGCAGGTCTTCGACCTTCTCGCGGTCGCCCTCATATTCCGCCCATGAGGCGTCGGCATCGCGCACGCTCATGCAGGGCTCCTATCCGAAGGCGACATTCACGCGGCGCGCGGCCGGTGGGGCGAGAGCAAGTTCGTTGATTGCGTCAGCGAGGGTGTCGACCTGGTCGTCATGGGCCGCGCTCGGGAACGCGCAGATTTCGTCGAGGAATGCCTCGTTCCACGGCCCGCGCAACAACTTGATGTTGCCCGCCTCGGCCTGCGCGGCCGCCGGCGTCGCCCGCGTCTCTTTCGCGCCCGTCGGGGCCACGACCTTGACCGGATCGCCGGCGAGCTTCGTGACCAGCGTCGCCGCGTAGGCCTTGCCAGCCGCGCCGGGGTCCTGCGGGAGGCGGATCGTCACGCCCGTGCCGTCCTGGCTGGCCGTGCTGACGATGAGCCGCTCGACACCGGCTGGGCCCGCCTGCTCGCGGCGAACGTCCTCGACGTAGAACATTCCCGACGGCGTCCGGCTTGCCTTGAGCCCGACGGTGGGGTCACCGCCGCCTTCCGTGGCGCCGAGGTCCCATGCCCGGACCTTCCGCGTTGCCGCGACCGGTATCTCGTCGACGATCTCGAACCACGACCGCTTGAACATGCCGCCCTCGCGCGGTGCGGGGCGCTGCTGGAACTGGCCGGCGACGGCGTGGCTACCGAGCGGGATCTTGTCGCGGTCAACGGTCGAGCGCGGGAACCGCTCGGGGAACAGCAGCTCGCCGTCATAGGTGCGCGGGTCGGTGAAGCCGATCGACGTCCGACACCGGCGATCCGGCTCGAACTCCATCGGAAGCATAAGGTGGTCGTAGCCCAGCTTCAGGGCGATGGCCTGGCCGCTGACGTCCTCCTCGTGGAGGCGCTGCATGATGATCACGATGGCCGACTTCTGCGCGTCGTTTACCCGGGTGGGCAGGCTCTCGCGGAAGATGCGGGTCGTGGTCTCGCGGTCGGCCGGGCTCTCGGCCTTCTCGGTTGAGTGCGGGTCGTCAACGATGACGCGGTCACCACGACCGCCGGTCAGGCTGGCAAAGGGTTTCGCCTCGCGCCAGCCCTGCGCGGTGTTGCTGAACGACTTCTCGCCGGAGCGGGTCAGCCGGACCGCGTCACCCCAGAGGGCCTGATACCACTCGGACTCGACGAGATCGCGCATCCGGCGGGCGTCGCGCTTGGCGTAGTCCTCGGAATAGCTGGTCGTCAGGTAGCGGAGCGACGGCATGCCAGCCGGACCCCACTCCCAAGCCGGCCATAGGACGCTGACCAGCAGCGACTTCATCATGCCCGGCGGGATGTTGATCAGCAGGCGGGTGATCCGCCCGGCCGTGACCGCCTCCAGATGCGCGCAGACCGCGTCGATGTGCCAGCCGTGGATGTAGGGCGCCGCGGGCTCCAGCACCGGCCACGCCTCGCGGACGAAGCCGGCCAGGGTGGCGCACCGGGCGCGAACCTGCGCGACGCTCGCCGCGAACCGTTCCCGGCGTTCGGCTTCGGCCTCGACCTTGCGGGCCGATGCACGGGCCTCTAGCAGCGGAAGGAGCTTTTCCTTCTCGGCGCGTGGCAGTCGAAGGACCGCCTCGACCTCACTCGAACTCAGCATCGGCTGGCGCAGGTAGCGCGAGGGCGGCCCTCATGCGGGCGTCTATCTCCTCGTCGGTCACGTCCCGGTACTGGACCTCGATCGCGCCGCCGTCCTTGCCCGTGTATTCATGCCGATCCTTCTGGCCGAGGTACTGCTTGCCGAGGAAGATGCAGACCGCCGCGTTCTTCTTCGAGAGCTCGAACTGCGTCCGGCGCAGCGACACACAGCCCGACCCCTTGCCGTCCTCGAACGCCTCCTTGGCCTCCGGGTAGTCGGCGAGGAACTTCAGGAAGGTCGGCTCCGACACGCGGAAGAACGCCGCGCCCTCGCGGGTCGTGCACTGAATGCGTCCGAGGCCATCGACCTGCTTCAGGATCTCGGCCGTGGGGGTGAGTATCCGGGGCCGCCCGCCTTTATTGGGCGCTAAAGAAACCCCATCCGGTTCATCGGTCATTTTCTCGGCTTTCTCGCCGGTCGACTGGCGAACTTCACTGGAGCATCGCGGTGGTCTCGCGTAGCGTCCCGGCCATGTTGAGCAAGTCAGACCAGATCAGGGCGGCATGGGCGGCGGGCGACCAGATGGGCGCCCTTCGGATCGCGGCCCGGTTCTTTGATCGCTCCCCTGAGACGGCGGTTATCCGCCGGGGCTGGGAGGCGCATGGTAACCCGACGTTCTATCGCCAGATCGGGAAAGACCCGGCGGCTATGACGCAGGCGGGCCTAGACGCCCTCGCTGCCAAGCTCCGGCTCGCCTAACTCCCCAAACTCGACCTCGCCCAGCGCGGCCACGGCCCGCTTTGCGTTGCCCTTGAGGCTGATCGCTCATGCCCCCCTCCCCTGATCGCACATCGCGAGTGTCTGCGCCGTTGCGCTCCGAGTAGGCTGCTTGGCGTTAGGTGGAGGCGACGCATGACAACCCGACCTGAGTTTGACGCCGAGCAGATCGGCCGAGCGGAGACCTTCACGACTGCGCGGTTCTTGGGTCGCGGGCAGTATGACGTCCGGAGGTTCCCATCCCGGGCAGAAGCGGACGCAGACGCCAATGGCGACCGCCGCGCGATGATCTACGCGGTCACGCCGGAGGGGATGAGCATCCATCTCGGCAACGGCGCCTAGTCGGCGTCGGTTGTTTGGAGCGTGTGGGTCGGTGTCGCACCGCCGCTGTTCTACCTGGTCGGTAGTCTCTGCCTGCTTCGGACGCTTGGGATAAGGTTTCGATAAAGGAATAATTTGATTTCGCATACATTCATCGAGAGGCATTAAATATCTGTGTTTTCCAGGCTTATTGACAGCAACGCATTGATCTGGAGTCCATGTTTTTCTAACTTGTCCTTGGCACACAGTCCAACCCTTCTTTTTAATCATTCGACCATGCCATTGTTTTCCATCAGGCGCTATATACTCTATAGAAGAGGGTTGTTTTCCAGTATAAATCCAATTGCCTGCCTGATAAATTCCACCATAATGGCCTTCGCTCGGATCAGCAAAAGACACAATGAGTCTTAATTTTGGGCTATTGTTTTTTAAGAATATAATAGCAAGGCGAACTATTCGTGAAATAGGAAACTCGTGTTTATTCATTGCAATTCTTGTCAACTCACATCCTTCTGTAAC